TAAGAAAAGCATAGAGTATTTAGAAAAGTTTGAGACAGTCGTTATTGTTTTTGACAACGACAAGATAGGTAAAGAAGCAGCCCGTAAAGTTGCTAAGCTTTTGACTCCGGGTAAAGCTAAGATCTGTACACTGCCTGAAGAATATAAAGACCCTAACGATATGCTACGGCAGGGGAGACATCAAAATTTTGTAGACTCTTGGTGGGCTTCTAGTATTTATACACCTTCAGGAGTCCTTAACCTTACAGATAATTTAGAAAAATTAATTGTCAGGAAAAAGATTGAATCAGTTCCTTACCCTTGGGCGGGTCTTAATGATAAGCTATATGGTATGCGTAGAGGTGAGCTAGTTACTTTAACTGGTGGCACAGGTCTTGGAAAGTCTAGTATTACAAGAGAGCTAGAGCATTGGCTACTCAACGAGACAGAAGATAACGTAGGTATCATAGCCCTTGAAGAAAACTGGCAGCGTACTGCCGATGGTATCTTGTCTATTGAGGCTAATGAAAAACTTTACATTGAGCAAATAAGAGAACAGTACGGCGAAGAAAAATATGCAGATCTTGTTCATAAAGTATTTACAGGTGACAACGAGAACCGTCTTTGGATTCATGCACACTATGGCGCTACTGATTTTGATGACATACTATCTAAGATACGTTACATGATTATAGGTTGTAACTGTAAGTGGATTGTAGTAGATCATTTACATATGCTTGTTATGAGTGCTGCTTTCGGTGACGAAAGAACTACCATTGATAATATTATGGGCGCTCTTAGTAGACTAGTTAATGAAACAAATGTCGGGATGATTTTAGTTTCACACTTACGTAGGATAGAAGGTAACAAAGGACATGAGCAAGGCGTCACTGTAGGCTTGTCACACTTAAGAGGCTCTGCAAGTATAGCTCAGATATCAGACTGTGTTATTGGTCTGGAGCGTAACCAACAATCAGAGGATATACAAGAAGCTAACACGACACACTTAAGAGTTCTTAAGTCTAGGTACACAGGAGATGTGGGCATGGCTAGTCACTTGCTTTATGATAGAGATACTGGTAGACTTAGAGAAGTCTTTGTAGAAGAAGAAACAGACGAGTTAGAATTATGAAGTCTTTAGTTTTTGATATAGAAACAGATGATTTAAAAGCTACTAAAATATGGTGTATATCAGCTATTGATGTAGACACAGAAGCCCAAGCATCTTTTGGGCCTTCAGAGTTGGATAAAGGATTAGAGTTTTTAAGAACTGCTGACAAGTTAATAGGCCATAATATTATTGGCTTTGATATACCAGTTATTAAAAAACTAACTGGCGTAGATCTTATGGACAAAACTATTGTAGATACTTTAGTTTTATCTAGATTATTTAATCCAGTCAGGGAAGGTAATCACGGCCTTGAAAGATGGGGGTATGCTTTAGGCTCTCCTAAAATAGAGTTTGATCAATACTCAGAGTACAGCAAAGAGATGCTTACATATTGTGAGCAAGATGTTTATCTTAACTATCAGGTTTACAAAGCTTTAAAGAAAGAATCTAAAGGTTTCTCTAAAGAAAGTGTAATGCTTGAGCATGCTGTTTGTAATATATTATCTAGCCAAAGAGACTATGGGTTTCTCTTTGACATAGAAAAAGCCAGCAAGTTGTTAGCCTTGCTAAACTCAAGGACTGATGAGATATATAAAAACATTACTGAGTGCTTTAAACCAAAGAAAGAAACTAAACAAATATATAAAAGGTATAACCCAGAAGGTAGACTACTTAAGACAGGTGTAGATAACTTTGGTAAAAATGTTAGGCTAACAACAGAAGAATATGAGCAACTTAAAACAGATAAATTTATAGAAAGATTTTACATTAAAGAATTTAATCCTTCTTCACGACAGCAAATCGGAGAATATTTAATTGACTTTGGTTGGAAACCTTTAGAGTATACGCCAACGGGCCAACCTAAAGTTGACGAAAAGATTTTGTCTGAGATTAAAAACATACCTGAAGCAGAGGTGATAGCTGAATACTTAATGATACAAAAAAGATTAGCTCAAATTAATTCTTGGTTTAAAGAACTTAATGAAAGCTCTGGCAGGGTACACGGTTTTGTAAATCATAACGGAACTATTACAGGAAGGATGACGCATCGGAATCCTAACATGGCACAAATACCCAGCACCAGTTCTAGTTATGGTAAAGAATGCAGAGCTTGTTGGTCTGTGCCTAAAGGATATAAACTTGTAGGCATTGATGCTTCTGGATTAGAATTACGGATGCTTGCTCATTACATGAACGACGAGGACTATACTAATGAAATCCTTAATGGAGACATACACACCACTAATCAAAAACTTGCAGGACTTGAATCAAGAAATCAGGCTAAGACTTTCATCTATGCCCTACTATACGGAGCAGGAGATGCTAAACTTGGAACAGTGGCTGGAGGAGGTAAGAGTGTTGGAAGGAACCTTAGAAAATCATTTATTAGTAATCTCCCATCATTCAAAACTCTTAAAGATAACGTTGCTAGAGCATCAGCAAAAGGATATCTTAAAGCATTAGACGGACGTAAGCTATACGTAAGGTCAGAGCACAGTGCACTTAACACATTACTACAGGGAGCAGGCGCTATTGTAATGAAGCAAGCATTGGTTATACTAGATGATAAGATCAAACATTTAGATGCTCACTTTGTTGCTAATGTTCACGATGAATGGCAGATAGAAGTCCGACAAGATCAAGCCGATGAAGTAGGTAGGCTAGGTGTTGAGGCAATCATTGAAGCTGGTAAGGTTCTTAAACTTAAATGTCCCCTTGATGGGGAATACAAAGTAGGAGATAACTGGAGTGAAACACACTAACATGAAACAAGCAGATTTATTTGAAGAAACATATGTTTTATACGGGAAGATGTATGCCAGCGATGGTGTATATATTCCAGATATAATTTGTAAAGGAAGTTTTGAACATTGTAAAATGGTTGAGGAATCAGACCCTTGGGACGAATACCTCTACACTTATATAGATTTTTATTCCGATTAAAGAGGAACTTAAAATGAAGCCAGTTAAAATAACAAACAACAAACCAGACCATGATCCTAGCAGGATAGGAGACTTAGCAGAACATTATGCTATCACTTGGTTATGGGACAATGGCTACCATGTATTTAAAAACTGCGGTTGCACAGGCCCTGTTGATATTGTTGCTTTAGATCCTGAAGGAAAGGTTACTCTTATAGATGTTAAGTCTTACAAGGATAGTAGGCTTGCATCTAAGACACCGCTTCAAAAACAACTTGGAGTTCAGTATCTCCACTACAATTCACACACCCGCAAATGTAGATTCGTAAGGCATCTCAAATGAATATAGTAGAAGATATCTATAAAAAATTAGACGTTTTAAATGACGGGCCTTTAGACCTTTCAGATAAAACTATAGATGAATTTGGTGAGTCTATAAAAGAAGTAATTAAATCTTGGGCTACGCCGCAACAAAAAGATAACAAGTTTTATTTAAGAATGTCTAACATAGGCAAGCCTGCTAGGCGGCTTTGGTTTGATAAAAAAACAGAGCTTGAAAACAAAAGACTTGAACCTTCTTTGTTTATTAAATTTTTATACGGGCATTTACTAGAAGAAGTTATTCTTTTGTTAGTCAGGCTTTCAGGCCACAAAGTAACAGATGAACAAAAAGAAATTGAGATTGAAGGTATCAAAGGACACATGGATTGTAAGATTGATGATGTTGTTGTTGATGTTAAATCTGCGTCAGGTTTTTCCTTTAGTAAATTTAGACAGGGTATCCTTAGAGAGGATGATCCTTTCGGCTACATTGCCCAGCTCACGGCTTATGAAGAAGCTGAAGGAACAACTGATTCAGGATTTCTTGTTATTAATAAAGAGACAGGTGAGTTATGTTTTCATCAGCCAGATGAATTAGATAAGCCCAACATTAAAAATCATATTAAAGATCTTAAAAAGAAACTTGACTTGGAAACTCCTCCTGAGTTATGTTATGCTCCTATAGCAGAAGGTAAGGCAGGCAATATGCGGATTGCTAAAAACTGTATGTACTGCCCACACAAAAAAGAATGCTTTAAAGATTCTAATAATGGCAAAGGTTTAAGAGCATTTAGATACGCTAAAGGTTTAACATATTTTACTACAGTTAAATCTGAACCCAAGGTAGATGAAGTATATGAATGGTAGAAAAGCAAAGCGCATAAATAAAAAAGCTAAAGAACTTTCTGTTGAATGGCTAAAGACTTTAGTGTCTGAAGAAGAAGCCTTGAAAGTTAAACACTCTTCTTATAATAAACTTGTTTATAATCAAAAGGGTACGGCAAGGTCTATGCCTTTTTCTTATAAAGGTATTAAACAAAAACTAAAAAAATTAAATGCTATAGACCATTTAACTCTTAAGGATATAGAGTGACTGTTAAAATAAAATCAGGGCTGCGCAAACGTAGAGTTAAAAGACCAGTAGAAAAAGAAGTAGTGAAAGGCTATGATTCTAATTGGGAATATGAACTACATACAGGCATCTTAAAAGATTGGGATATACATACAGATACCGTTGACTATATCGTTAAGCATACATACCATCCAGACTTTATAAAAAAAATAAAAAACAAAATTATTTTTTTAGAAGCTAAGGGAAGGTTCTGGGATCATGCCGAGCATAATAAATATGTGTGGATTAAAAAAGCTTTACCAAAAAACATAGAGCTTGTATTTTTATTTGCTGATCCTGCCGCTCCTATGCCGGGAGCAAAGCGGCGTAAAGATGGTACTAAAAGATCACATGCAGAGTGGGCAGAAAGAAATGACTTTAGGTGGTACAGTGTTTATAGCATCCCTAAAGATTGGATTGATGCTTCTTGCCGCATTGAAATTAATCCTGACTATCCAGAGGAACAAGAATGAAACAACATACTAAAAAGAAAATCAGTATTGATGATGCAACCCCTCAAGAATGGGACACAGTTAACAAGCCTCAGCATTACAACAACGGAGACATTGAATGTATAGACGGAATACGCGCCATGTTAAGTCACGAAGAGTTTGTTGGTTATTTACGAGGAAACAGTCTGAAGTATCGTTGGCGATATCCGTACAAAAACGGAACGGAGGATCTAAGAAAAGCAGCATGGTACGAAGATAAGTTGTTGAGGATCTTGGAGCATGATGGATAAAAATTACGTCGATAGAAAGTCTGAGCGCAGAGATAAGTACAACAAGAAACGCAAAGGCAAAGTAACTAAAGACAATAAGAATTTTAAAAGTATTCGCTTAGAAGAATTAAGAAAACTAGACGCAGATGAGGAGCTGTTAGATGGATCAGTATCAACAATACATACACAAAAGTAGGTATGCCCGTTACATAGATGAAGATAAGCGCCGAGAAGAGTGGGGAGAAACAGTTAACCGTTATCTTTCTTTCTTTGTAGATCGTAACCAGCTTGGAGACTCAGAAGCCGAAGAGTTATTTAATGCAATATACAACTTAGAAGTCATGCCTAGCATGCGCTGTATGATGACAGCAGGTGCAGCTTTACACCGAGATAACGTAGCGGGTTTTAATTGTTCTTATCTACCCATTGATAGCCCCCGTTCTTTTGATGAGCTAATGTATATATTATTATGTGGCACAGGGGTAGGCTTTAGTGTTGAGCGTGATTACGTTAACAGTCTTCCAGAAGTTGCTGACAGCTTCCATGAAACAGACTCTACGGTTGTTGTATCTGACAGCAAGGTGGGGTGGGCAAGCGCCTTCAGAGAGCTTATAAGCCTCTTGTACGCTGGTAAAATACCTAAGTGTGATCTTACTAGGGTGCGACCAGCAGGCGCTAGGCTAAAGACATTTGGAGGTAGAGCCAGTGGGCCTCAGCCTTTAGCAGACTTATTTAATTTTACTGTTGATTTATTTAAACTGGCAGCAGGCCGTAAGCTAACGTCACTAGAGTGCCATGATTTAGTATGTAAGATTGCAGACATTGTTGTAGTAGGGGGTGTACGTAGGTCAGCTCTTATTAGCTTAAGCAATGTTACCGACAACCGAATGGCTAACGCTAAGAATGGTGAGTGGTATTTAAGTAATGGTCAACGAGCCTTAGCAAACAACAGCGCCGTGTACTCCGAGAAGCCTGACTTTGATACGTACTCTTCCGAGATGAAGCGGCTGTACGATTCTAAGTCCGGTGAGCGTGGTATCTTTAGCCGCACTGCAGCACAGAAGGTAGCAGCACGTAACGAGCGTAGGGATGCTTCATTCAAGTTCGGGACTAACCCCTGCTCTGAGATTATCCTACGACCTTACCAGTTCTGTAACCTGTCTGAGGTTGTTGTAAGAGAAGATGATACGCTACAAACGCTTAAAGAAAAGGTACGCACAGCTACTATTCTTGGAACTCTACAAGCTACCATGACTGACTTCCGTTACCTTCGTAACATATGGAAAAAGAATACAGAAGAAGAAGCATTGCTTGGCGTATCTATGACAGGCATTATGGACTGTAAGATTACTAACGGCTCAACGGGTGAGGCTGCACTAGGAAGACTCTTAGAGACTCTTAGGGACGTTGCAATAGAAACCAACAAAGAGTGGGCAAACAAGCTGGGCATTAATCAGGCCGCTGCGATCACTTGTGTTAAGCCCTCTGGTACTGTGTCTCAGTTGACTGACAGCGCCAGCGGTATTCATCCACGCTTTAGTGAGTACTACATCAGGACTGTACGAGCAGACAAAAAAGATCCTCTTGCTACTGCTATGATTGAAGCAGGTTTCCCGCACGAAGAAGACGTAATGAATAGTTCTAACTGGGTGTTTAGCTTTCCTCAGAAGGCCCCTAATAAAGCTGTAACAGTAGAAAGCATGGGAGCTATGGAACAGTTAAAGCTGTGGAAAGTTTATCAAGATAGTTGGTGTGAGCATAAGCCTTCTATGACTTGTTACTATAATGATGATAACTTCTACTCTGTGTGCCAGTGGATCTGGGAAAACTTTGATAGCGTCAGTGGCATTAGTTTCCTACCAGAAACAGAGCATGTATATAAGCAAGCACCGTATCAGAAAATAGACAAAGCAACTTATATGAAACAAATTAAAGAACTCCCTAAAGATTTTGAGTGGGACATTGAGGAGCTGGATGACAACACAGAAGGCACTCAAACCTTAGCGTGTGTTGCAGGAGTGTGTGAGATATGAAAGAAGGTAATCTATTGTCCTTTAGATTACTTATTGATAAAAAAGGAAGACTCGTTACAGAGCTTAGCGGTCTTCCTGAAGATCAAATAAATAATGTATTTAAAGATAAATATACACAAGCTTATATTAGAACTTTACTAAGAGAAGGACATAACAAACTTGACAATTTACATGAATACTTACAGAATCAAATAAGAGTTCTATAATGGATGATATATATTTTACACCAGAGACAAGGCTGTCCACTGTGTTTAGGACTAACTCTGAAATTATTACAGCGTTAGCTTCTATAGAATTAGCTGAAGAAAACATTGAAATAGTGACACAGCTTTTAAAGAAACATGCTGATTTTATTTTAGAGCTATCAATTAAAGTTGCTCAAGCAGAACGACTAGATGTAAGAGCAGTTAAGTAATTACCACTTAACCTTATCAGCCCAGTAAGCCGCAGACATCTTACCTTTCTTAATGTTCTTAGCATGACGAGCTTTAAAGCTAGCTCTTTTCTTTTTCATTTTATCAGACTCGCCCGACTTAGGCTTACCTGCTGTGCTGGCTCCTTGCTCACCAAAGCGAATAGTCTTAACCTTATCCCCTTCTTTAGCTACAACAACATGAGATTTTTTAGGATGCTTAGGAGTTCTTTTAGGTTTATTAAAACCGCTTACACCTGCGCGTTCTAATCTTGGGTCTCTACCTTTTGTCATTTAAAAACTCCTCTTCTTTTTTAGTTAGCCATGCTAATACAAATAATAAAAATGTTACAGCAATAAAGCGTATCATACCTTTCTATACTTGCTGGTTTTCTTTGCAATCTTCTTAGGCTGCTTACTGTGTTGCTTACCAGCCTTTGTATCCTTACGTTTTTTTGCGCTAGTCTTAGCGTACTCAGAAGAACTTAAAGATTGCCTAGCCTTCTTAGGTAAGTATCTTTCTCCAGTTGCTTTAGGCCCCTGCGTAGAGGGCTTACCAGACTTAGTTCCCCAGTCTTGTTTTGTCCAAGCCTTTAAAGACTTCTGAGGTTTTTTAAGAGTCATTACTTGTATCCTCCACCTTTAGCTTTATATTCTTTAGCCAGCATCTGAGCCTTACGTGCTGACCACTGACCAGCTTTGCCTCCCTTTGAGCCAGCTTTAATC